CTGGGGGCGTTTACCGACTATTCCCGCAGACTTCTCATTCAATCCTCGCTGGATGTGGAAGCAATGGTGCGTGATGATCTGGCGCGGGTGATTGGTTTGGAGATCAGCCGGGCAGCGCTGCATAGTGACGGCTCTGGGGAAACTCCAAAGGGGATCGCTGCCACCACTGGCATTAACTCCACCACCTTTGCGGCAAATGCCCCAACATTTGAAGAAGTGGTTGCAATGGAAACGGCTGTTGCAACGGATGATGCAGACATTGGAGCCTTGGGCTATGTCCTCAATGCTGCGATGCGTGGATCTTTCAAGACCACGGAAAAAGCTGCAGGGACTGCCCAGTTTATCTGGGAACAGGGCAACACGGTGAACGGTTACAACACCGGTATTTCTAATCAGGTGCTGGATCACAATGGCTTCTTTGGCAACTGGGCGGATCTTCTGATTGCGCTTTGGACGGGTGTTGATTTGACCGTTGATCCGTTTACCCAATCCACCAGCGGGACCGTGCGCGTGGTTGCCATGCAGGATGTAGATTTTGCAGTGCGTCACCCGCAGAGCTTCTGTCACTCCTTCAAAGCTTAAGCTTTACGCCAGTTAAGCAGCCGGTTCGCCTGGCTGTTTTTATTTGGACTTCTCATACTCCTTTCATTTCTCAAGAGGGCAGATCATGGCTGCAAAGATGAAGATTGAAATTTTGAAACGCACGGTTTGCGGTGGTGAACCGGTTGCGCCGGGTGATGTGGTGAACGCTTCTGAAAAGGATGCAAAATTCCTGATCAATATGAAAAAAGCAGAAACAACCACAAGGCGGGTTGGCAAGGCTAAGGCGGGAGAAAAGCCAAAAGAAGAAGACAATCCAGCCGGGGATTAAACCCCGGCTCATATGAGCAGCAAACGGGGGGCTTTGTTGTAGCGTATCCTTATCCGAAAACCGGTTTCCACTTTTCGGGGATACGCTCTGCCTCCCGTTTTTCGTTGGCCTTGGAGGCGAGGATTTACCAGTGAAAAAAGAACTACAGAGCACCACCAGCTTGAAACAGCCAAAGCCGCTCACAACCAAAGAGCTTATGCGCGTGCTGGGCAACAACCGGGCAAATCGGGCGGTTGGTGTGCAGGGCGGGCAAACAATGGTGAAGCGGCAATGATTGATTTTGACGATGATCTGAATGAGATGCTGCGCACTGATGAGTTTGCAACAACGGCAACCTACGCGCTGCAGAACGGGGACACCGGGCAGCTCACCGGGATCTTTACCAATGAGGGGGAGGAAACCTCCTTTGGTGAGGTTGGCATGCTCACTTCCAAACCAGTGTTTGCGGTGAAAACCTCTGACATTCCGGCTGAGTTTGGCGAGGGTGCAGAGCTGCTGATTGACGGGCAGCGCTTCACGGCGGCAAGCGCTCCCATGAGTGACGGGGCAGGCTTAAGCCAGATCCTGCTAGAGCGCGAATAGGGGCGGTCATGGCTCACATTAGAACGCAGGTGCGCGATGCTGTAGAGGTGGCTTTAAAAGGGCTTCCTTCTACAGAAGATCGCTGCTTTGTCACGCGCACCTTTCCGCTGGATCACAAGCGGCTGCCTGCGCTGCTTGTCTATGTGCTGGATGAACAAAGCCAGCCTGCGGAAATGGGTGCAGACCGCGACATTGAACGGCAAATGAGCGTCACTGTTGAAGCCACGGCCGATGGCAAGGGCTTTGATGATGAGCTGGACCANATTGCGGTGGAAGTTGAAACCGCACTCGCGGGCAGCGGCTTCTTAGGTGGCNTNGTGAAAGAGCTATACCTGCAGTCAACCAATCTGGATATAGCAACGCGCCGGGACCGGGGCGAGAAGCGCCAAGGGATTTTGACATTGCGGTATATGGCGCTAGCCATTGCCCCGGAGAATGACCCGGAAACCGCGCACTAAAGTTGCTTGCGTATCTTCATCTGAAAACCGGTACCCACTTTTCGGCGATACACGGTAGCCGCGCTTAAGCGTGCGGCTGAAGAACTAACTTTCCAACAATTCAGGAGAACAGAGCATGCCTTTAATTCACGGCAATAAGGGCAGTGTGACTGCTGGCGGTGAGGATGTCGCCAAGGTTCAAAGCTTCAACCTTTCGGTAGAAGCGCCAATCTCAGATGCAACGGCGATGGGTGAAGAGTGGGAAACCCACTTGGAAGGCGCACCAAAACGCTGGTCTGGTTCTATCAGCGCCAAGCGGGTGAAAGGCGACACGGGGCAAGCTGAGCTGAGCGCCGGGGCTTCTGTGGTGCTGCACCTTTATTACAGCGGCAATGAGAGCGGTGAAACCTACGCTTCCGGCACTGCAACAGTTACCAGCGTGCAGCATGCGCAAACTCGTTCTGAAACCATTGATATGACCTTTGAGTTTACCGGCAACGGCCCGCTGACAGAAGAGGCGGTGGCTTAAAACAATGCGGTACTTGCCGTATCCTAAGTGATTATGCGATGCGGTAAGTACTTGGATGTGAGCCATTGTTAGAGTAGGTAGGGCGTTTGTGATGTGCGTTTAGATGGCTCCTAAGAAGTATCAGGCGCGTTTTGTTTTGGTGTAGCATGAACGTGGTTTCTCGGCTTTTTAGTTCCTCGACCTGGAAGGTCGTTGTTGTTTTGGCAATTTGTTTGCCGATCTTGTTCTTTCTGGTAGTTCGGCTTTTTTCTGAAGATACTGCAACGAAATACACCATTGATAGTGTGAGAAAGGTGGAGCAGTTCTATTCGCTTCAGGCGAAAGTTAAGGCTGACCTAAACACCTATCGGCGGATTACTGGCAAAAACTTTGTAGATGTCACGCTTGATGCTTGCGTTGTGCAGATCAGTAATCATTTCAACAATGGCTGCCGCAATATCCATCAAAACCGTGGTGAGCAGACTACGATAAATCTGAGAGAAGTGGGCAACATCACGTTGCACAACTATAAGCTTGAGTTCAATTACAATGAGCGCACCAGAAAACTGCGAGATCAAACGGGGGATCTCATAGAGAAACTCTACAAGCATTATCGAACCAAACAGATTGAGAAAATAAACCGTGAGCGGCTCCATACAAAGCGGGATGACAATGAATTCATTGATCGGCTCTATGATGAGGTGGAAGAGTTTGTTGAGCAAAAAGACCTTCGGAGTTTTTCGTTCCTCCACCACTGTCAAGGTCGAAGCTCGCTGATACCTGATCCTAGTTACTATGATTATTATCTCCTCAGGTATGATGCACCAAAGAGTGTTTGGAATAAGCTACTACAATATCACGAGTTCTGTCTCAGGAACTCTGAGGCAGATATAGCGCGATATGCGCAATAGATCAGATAACATAAACCGCATTAAGGGCTGTTGGATGAAAGATCCAGCGGCCCTTTTCTTGACATGATGAAAGGATCAAAATGCGTGCGATTGAGCGTGTGAAGAGCCATTACAAACGGGCAAAAAATCAGATTATTGACGTGCCTGAATGGGGGGCAAGAGATCATCCTTTTAAGATCTACTATGACCCGATGACCCCAAACCAGCGCAAGCGCGTGAATGACGAAAATGAGGGACTGGACCCGGAAGCCTTTGTGGATGTGCTTGTGATGAAAGCACAGGATGAAAACGGCGAAAAGCTCTTTAATGCCGATGACAAACACAAGCTTTTAACGGAAGCAGATGGCGCGATCATTGGCCGGATTGCCGTGCAGATGCTTGGCCCATGCGATGCCAGGGAAATTGAAAAAAACTAAGAGGCGATCCGTGGCGCATGTTCTTATTTAAGCTTGCGGATCGCTTGCACATGCGGGTTGCGGATCTTGAAGACTGGCCGGAATCCGAACTTTTAGAATGGTCTATCTACCTAAAATTTGCCGGGGAGCCAAACCCATGACCGTGCCGGATCTTGTCTACAACGTTCGGGCCAATGATAAATCCCGTGCAACCTTTGAACGGAACCGGCGCGAGTTACAAAAGACGCGCCGGGAAACCAAGTTGCTCAACATGGATATGGGATCACTTGGTAAATCTATGGGGGCAATTCGGTTTCTCCCGGCAGCAGCTGCGGCAGCTACGGTTGCCAAGTTGACAGCTGCAATAAAAAGCGCTGTTTCAGAAGGCTCCAAGCTTGCCAAGGTTGCCGATAAGGTGGGCGTAACGACCGATGAACTGCAGCGCATGCGTTATGGGTTTGAGCTGACTGGTGTTGCGGCTGGCACCACAGATACAGCGTTGCAACGTTTTTCCCGGCGTGTTGGTGAGGCTGCCAACGGGTCCGGTGTTCTTTATGAGATCCTGAAAGCAAATGGCGTCCAACTTCGCGATTCCAGCGGCAAGATGAAAACCCAAGGTCAGATATTGGGCGAATATGCAGACCTGATTAAAAACGCCAGCTCGGAACAAGAGCGGCTTTTGCTGAGCTTTAAGGCGTTTGACCGGGAAGGGGCCGGGTTGGTTCTGGCACTCAAAAACGGTTCCAAGGGCCTTGATGAGTTGATGGGCAAGGCGGATGAAGCGGGCGGGGTTCTGGATGAAAAGCTCTTGCGTAAGGCTGAAAAGATTGATGATGAATTTGCAAAGATGTGGCGCACCTTTGAAATTGGTGCAAAGCGGGCAACTCTGGCGGCTGCCAATGCAATGGACGTTGCATTTAATACACCTGTTGCCGAGCCAACCCTCAAGGATTTGCAGGTAGAGTTCTCGCGCAAGTTGCCGGGGCTTAACCGTGAGTTGTCGCTTGCACAAACGCTTGGTGATGAAGCCCGTATTGCTGAAATTCAAGAGCAAATTGATGCGGTAAACACCCGCCTTGCAGGTATTCAAAGCGAACGTCAGTTACGCCACACTGGTTTTACAGGAGGACCAACCCGGCGTGGTGGTCGTCGTGGGCGGAAAACTGAGAAACCAACAATCATTCCCGACAAGAAAACGGATAGCAGCGGGGGCCGTGGGTCTTCCAAGACAAAGGTGGACCCTTATGCTCGTGTTTTAGAGCAGCTTAAGTTTGAGCGTGATCTGCTGAGCATGAATGCACAGGAACAAAAGCGGGCCAATACTTTGCGCCTTGCCGGTGTGGAGGCTACCAGCAAGCAAGGGCAGGAGCTGATTAAAGTTACAGATGAGATCTATGCACAAACCCAAGCGCAGAAGCAGCACAATGAAGTTGTGAGTTTGCTTGGCGGGATGGCACAGGATTCCATGTCGCAATTTATTGACGCTCTGGGGATTGCTGACACGGCAGCCGGGCGGCTGGTGGCAACGCTGGCAGAGGCGGCCGCACAAGCTGCCTTTATGGGACAAGGGCCGCTTGCCGGGATGTTTGGAACCTCGCAGCAATCGAACCTATCAACGGCGCTCATGAGTACGTTTCAAGGCTTCTTCGCAGGTGGTGGTGTGCTTGGTGCCGGGCAGTGGGGCATTGCAGGAGAAAACGGCCCTGAGCCGGTTCTGGGGCCTGCCAAGATCATTTCCAACAAGGACGCCTTTGGAGGTTCTGAGCGCGGTGTGGTGGTCAACCAGTACATCCAAACGCCTGATGTTGAGAGCTTTCGCCAGTCACAAGGGCAAGTATCTGGAATGCTGGTTGATGCTTTGAGCCGTGGGCGGCGCAACCGCTAGAAGAAGAGCAGGAGGTGAGTTTANTCGGTTCCATTAATGAGATATGCATATGAATAGAAATGCAATCTAGAGTAGGTNATAAAAATGGGAACGAGACTAACATCCTGGGTAGAACGCAGATCCGGAGGANAGTATGAGCAGATTGATAGACCAGACCTGTTTCTATCCTTTGAGCCATTTGCTCCCCCAAATTATGGGGTCTATGCATTTTTAGCAGGTGTTCGAAATTATGCAGGAATTACACCGTTGTCCGCGCCTCGCGGATTGCCTGATGATGTTCGGGAAAGTGTCTCGAAGAGATACTACAGCTATCCTGACGTGCTGCATTCTGCGTCCTGGTTTCTTGTCTCAGAGTTGGCAGAAGTCGACTATTGCGAAGTTATCGAAGACAGGCGCGAACGCCGTGTTGGNTCAGATCGAGCCGATTTTTACCAAACAAACAATACAGTTGCACTTGGTAAAGGTGAACAGATGACACTTCGAGAATTTCTCGGGGCTGAGTTCTTTCTGGACTTGGATGCTTTGACTGCCTGTAATGCAGATCGCATCGTGTTTTGGTTTGAACTCTAAGCTTGCTGTGAAGTTCGATCTGTGTTNGTCGCAGAGAGGCTGACATGCTGGAAGAATTTCATGACANACGGTTTCCGCCAGATATCTCGTTAGGGGCACGCGGTGGGCCGGAACGTAAAACGCAAGTTGTGGTGCGTGCCAACGGCCGGGANACGCGCAANCAGCAATGGGCAGATAGCCGGAGGCGATACAACGCGGCTAAGGGTGTTCGCTCTGTCAATGATCTGCATAAGGTGGTGGAGTTCTTTGAAGAGCGGCGCGGGCGTATGTTTGCGTTTCGCTGGAAGGATTGGGCAGATTTTAAGAGCTGCCCGCCCGGTGATGCAATTAGCGCCACTGATCAGGTGTTAGGTGTTGGTGATGGGGTGCAAAAGGAATTCCAGCTTGTGAAGACCTACGGCGCAACCTTCCAGCCATATACACGCAAGATCCTTTTGCCTGCAGATACTGCGCCGGTTGTGGTGGCAGTGGGCGGTGCCCCGGCCGTGGGGTTTGTGCTTGATGAGACTTCCGGCCTGATCACATTTGCTTCTGCCCCGCCTGCAGGTGAGGACGTTACAGCGGGCTTTGAGTTTGATGTTCCGGCCCGCTTTGATGCTGACATGCTGGAACTGACACTAAACGCCCATGTACAGGGCAGCGTGACCAATATTCCGATTGTTGAGGTGCTGTTATGAGACAGCTTAATCCAGCCCTTGCAGAGCATCTGCAGGGCAACTGCACCACCTTGTGTTGGTGCTGGCGGGTCACGCGGCGCGATGGCGTGAAGCAGGGTTTTACAGACCATGACCGGCAATTGATTTTCTTAGGCGTGGTGTTTGAGGCGGCTGCTGGTTTTACCGGAACCGATGTAGAAGCAAGCCTTGGCCTTGCCGTTAACAACATGGATGTTGAAGGCGCGTTTTCCTCGGACAAGATCACGGAAGCTGACATTGCGGCCGGGCTTTATGATGATGCTGAAATCGTACTTTACCGGGTGAACTGGCAGGATACGTCACAGCGGGAAGTTATGCAGCGTGGCAACATTGGCGAGGTGAGCAGAGGCGAGCTTGCTTTTAACGCAGAGATGCGCAGCCTTGCCCACCGGCTGGGCCAAAGCACCGGCCGCACTTATCAGTATGGCTGCGATGCTGAGTTGGGGGATAGCCGCTGTGGTGTGGATCTGCAGGCACCGGAGAACAATGGGACGGGCAGTGTAACAGAGGTAAAAGACCGGGTGTTTACGTGTGCTGGCTTAGGTGGTTTTCCGGCTGACCGGTTTTCATGGGGGCAGCTTCACTGGACCACCGGGGCAAACAAAGGTGCCCGCGTCAAAATCAAGGTGCACAAGCTGACAGAGGAAGGGGCTGCAGAGCTAACCCTTTGGCAAGCGCCTGTGCAGCCCGTTGCTACAGGGGATTCCTTTGACGTGTTTGCCGGGTGCGCTCACACCTTTGCGGCCTGCAAAAAGAAGTTTGCAAATGCGGTGAACTATCGCGGCTTTCCGCACATGCCCGGCCCTGATTTTATTTTGTCCTACGCTGAACAGGATGAGCAGAAAAATGACGGTTCCTCCTATGTCAAATAAGGTTGTTGCGCTTGCCCGTGGTTGGCTTGGGACGCCTTACCACCACCAAGCCAGTGTCAAAGGGGCTGGTTGTGACTGTCTGGGACTGGTGCGCGGGATCTGGCGGGAGCTTTACGGATCTGAGCCGCAAACGGTTCCGGCTTATTCTCCTGATTGGGGAGAAGTTGGAACACGTGAAACGCTTTTGGAAGCCGGAGAAAAGTACTTCCAGCGGGCAGCGCTGGACCCGCCCGGCCTTGGGGCTGTGGTGGTGTTCCGGGTGCGATCCGGGGCGATTGCAAAACATGCGGGCCTGATCAGCAGGCCGGGTGTGATGATCCACGCACAAGAGGGCGCGGGAGTTGTTGAGGTGCCCTATTCAGGGTGGTGGCAGCGCCGGGCGGTGGCTGCGTTTGAGTTTCCTTGAAAGAACCCCTGCAACTATCTGCTCATGCGGCGGCGGATGAACGCAACGAGAGCCGCGATAGCACAGATGAATGAGCTTATGAGACAATACAAAATTGCATAGATGATCATTGAGAACATCTGGACGCCTATAGGGAGATGCGTTGCTGCATCAAATCCCAGGATGTTGCAAGAAGGGGCATGCGCGGATGAGTAGACTGGTGGGCAATAGACAGTCGCAAATCCTAAAAACAAGATCTCAACTGAAATAAGTACTGCGGGCCAATAGGCCATAACGAGTACAATTGACAGGTCTAGCCTCTTTTTCTTTCTAAAGTACCAGAGAGCACCACTGAAGAGCGCAAGGGTACCGATTGCGATGCTCAGTAACTCCAAGTTTATCTCCACTCTGGCTTTCGATTTTAATTAATAATTGACACAACCTACAGGGCAAAACAATGGCAACGCTTGTTTTAACAGCGGCGGCAACTGCGATTGCAGGGGCTACAGGTGCAGGGCAGGTTGCGGCCTTTGCTCTTTCTGCAGCGGCAAGCATTGCCGGGAGCTACTTAGACAACATGTTGGTTTCTGCCTTTACACCGGGCAGCAAGAGCCATGTGGAAGGGCAGCGGCTGGATAACCTGCAGGTGATGGGGTCCAGTGAAGGGGCGGTGGTTCCCCTTGTGGCCGGGCGTGCGCGTGTTTCCGGGCAGGTGATCTGGGCAACAAATCTGCATGAGGTTGTGACCACCACAACGGAAAAACATGGCGGNAAGGCGGGCGGTGGTTCGTCTTCTACGGTGACGCAAACAACNTACAGCTACTANGCCAACTTTGCGGTTGGGATCTGNGAGGGGCCAATCTCTGACATTTTGCGCGTGTGGGCGGATAGCAAGGAAATNGACACAACCAAAATCACCATGCGCATTTACAAGGGTGATGAGGAACAGGAAGCAGATCCGCTTATTGCTGCCAAACAGGGCAGCCCGGATGTGCCAGCCTATCGCGGCCTTGCCTATGTGGTGTTTGAAGAACTGCCCCTTGCAGACTTTGGAAACCGCCTGCCACAACTGACTTTTGAAGTGGTGCGCTCAGTTGGCTATGAGGAAGAAAAGCTGACGGCTATCTCTCTTATTCCCGGCTCTACTGAGTTCGGCTATTCCAAAACACCTGTGAAGGATGGCAAGGACGGCCCCACCACGGCCTATAACAACCGGCACACACTTTCCGCAGCAACCGATTGGGAGCACTCCATAGACTTGCTGCAGAGCACCTGCCCGGAGTGCAAAACAGTCTCTCTGGTGGTGGCATGGTTTGGTGATGATCTGCGGGCGGGAGAGTGCACGATTGCACCGCGAGTGGAAGCGCGTAAAACCACCAGTCCAATTGAATGGCGCGTTGCCGGACTAAGCCGGGATGAAGCGCGGCTTGTCTCTTATGTGGACGGAAAGCCCGCTTATGGTGGCTCGCCTTCTGACAGTGTTGTGATTGAAGCAATCAAGGACCTGAAAGAGCGCGGCTTTAAGGTGATGCTTTATCCGTTTGTCATGATGGATATTCCAGAAGGCAACGGCCTGCCAGATCCTTACGGAGAGGCTGAGCAAAAGGCTTATCCGTGGCGCGGCCGGATCACTTGTCACCCGGCAGCGGGGCAGCCTGATAGTGCTCATGGAACGGTTGAAGGGCTGCTGCAGATCTTCTTTTTTATTGCAGGGGCACGGTACGATCATTTCTCCTGGGATGGAACTGAAGTCTCTTACACGGGGCCATATCCTTGGACCCTAAGTCATTTCGTGATGCATGTTGCAGTGTTGGCAAAGATTGCCGGTGGTGTTGATGCTATCGCAATTGGCTCGGAAATGGTGGGGTGTTCAAGTGTTTATTATGAACCTGAGGGGTTCGTGTTTGCTACTTCTATGAATTTTGTTGCGGGTGAAGTTCGCAGTTTGCTGGGGCCGGATGTCAAAATAGGCTATGCCGCCGACTGGTCCGAGTTTCACAGTTATCGGCCGGGTGATGGCAGCGGTGATGTGTTCTTTCATTTGGACAAGCTTTGGGCCAATGAAAACATAGATTTTATCGGCATTGATAACTATCTGCCGCTGACTGATTGGCGTGATCATGAAAACCATGAGGACCACGGGCAAGATGCGCAATCGATCCATGATCTGGACTATCTGAAAGCTGGCATCGAGGGCCGGGAGTATTTTGACTTCTACTATGCCTCTGATGAGGATCGGACCAACCAGAACCGCACCTTGATTGCAGATCAGGAACATGGTGAGCACTGGGTGTTTCGTCAAAAGGATCTGCGGGGCTGGTGGGAAAACCCGCACCACAACCGGCCGGGCGGGGTGCGTTCAAATACCTCAACTAACTGGGTGCCAAAATCAAAGCCCATCTGGTTTACAGAGTTTGGCTGCCCCGCGATCGACAAAGGCACCAATCAGCCAAACGTGTTTTATGATCCCAAATCCTCAGAAAGTCAGGTGCCTTACTTTTCCTCCGGGGTGCGTGATGACCTGATACAGCGGCGTTACCTACGCGCCATGCTGGAATACTGGGCTGTAGAGGCTGGCAACAATCCAGTTAGCCCGGTCTATGGCGGGCCAATGGTGGACCCTGTGAACATGTTTGCATGGGCTTGGGATGTGCGGCCGTTTCCATCGTTTCCGGTGGAATCCGATACCTGGGCGGATTGGGGCAACTTCACCACCGGGCATTGGCTTTCCGGCCGTGTGGGCGGTGTCTCAGTTGATGGCATTGCCCGGCTCTTAATGGAGCGGGCGGGCTTGCGTGAAGGCATAGACTTTGAAACTGCCGGGGCGGATGGGGTTGCCGATGGCTTCCTTATCTCTTCCATCACCAGTGCCCGCAGCGTGTTGGAAACCCTTGGGGCTGCTTTCTTCTTTGATGCGGTGGAATCTGGTGGCCGGGTGGCGTTTCGCCCGCGTCGTTCCCGCTTTCCCTTAGCTGAGATTGAAGCAGAGCAACTGGTTGATCAGGGCAAGGACAAAGAGCGGGTTTCCATAACGCGAGCGCAAGAAACCGAGTTGCCTGCAGTGGTGCGGGTAACGGCCTATGACAGCTCAAAGGACTTTAACACGGCGACTGCAGAGGCTCTGGTCGGGGCTGTTTCAACGGAAAGGGTTGTGACTTCTGATCTGCCCGTTGTGACCAACTATGAGCGCCTGCAAGGCATGGCTGAAAGTTTGTTGCAGGAGGCGTGGGCCTCGCGGGAGCGCTTAAGCTATGTGCTGCCTCCAACGGATCTGCATATTGAGCCGGGCGATTATCTTAAACTTACCGTTTCCGGCCGTGTGTTCGCGGTGCGGGTGCTTTCCGTCAAGGATGGAGACGCCCGCATGATTGAAGCGGTGACTTATGATGCACCGGTGTATGAAGCCACCAAGGGAGCAACACGGGCCTTTGTCTCAAAAGGGCAGGTGCTGCAGGCGGCTGCCTTAGGGGTGTTTATTGATGGGCCGCTTTTGCGTGATCAGGACACTCCATGGCAAGGCTATCTGACCGGCTATCAGTTGCCGTTCTCAAAGGGCATGGCGTTCTTATCCAGTCCGGTGACAAGTGGCTATGAGCTGCGGGCCGCCCTTAATCAGCAAGGCACATTGGGAGAGCTGCAGGCACCCTTACCTGCAGGGCCGCTGCACCGCTGGGACAGAGGCAACCGAGTCAAGGTCAAGCTCTACAACGGGGCGCTGGCTTCTCTTGAAGAGGATCTGGTGTTCTCTGGTGGCAATGCCATGCTGATTGAAGGGGTAGGCGGTGAATGGGAGCTGTTGCAGTTTGCCAATGCTGAGCTGATTGCTGAGCGCACCTATACCTTAAGCAAGCTGCTGCGCGGGCAGCGGGGCAGTGAGCCGGGCATGGGTGCACCTGCAGGCGCGCGTGTGGTGGTGCTGGATGGCGGCATGACACAAAACGGGCTTTCTCGTTCTGAGCTGGGTTTGCCGCTTAACTGGCAAGCAGGTCGGGCCGGGACTGGTGTGGGATCTGAGGATTACACCAGTTACCAGAAGACTTTCACCGGCCGGGGAGAGCGGCCGCTGTCGCCTGTGCATCTGCGTGCCCGTGTGCAAGCTGATGGCAGTATTGCAATAAGCTGGATAAGGCGCACGCGAACGGGCGGGGATAGCTGGGAGGTTGCAGAGGTGCCTCTTGGGGAGACTGTAGAAAGCTACACTGTTGAGATCCGTGAAGGGGGCGTTTTAAAGCGCTCCCTTTCTGCTTCCAAAGGGTCTGTTTCCTACACGGCCGCCATGCAGGCGGAAGACTTTGGCGGGCCTGCATCCAGCTTTGACGTGTGGGCCTATCAACTATCTGAGGTCTACGGGCGCGGTGTTCCTGCTGTTGCTCATTATGAAGCGTAAAGGGGGAAGTATGAGCACAACGGCACACTTGAACTTGCCGATGATTGCGGCTGCGCAATCGCAAAAGCATGTGACCCATAATGAGGCGTTAGCCTTGCTTGATGTGGTGGTGCAGCTCTCAGTCATCTCAAACAGCGTCACCAATCCGCCTGCAGATCCTGATGAGGGAGCGCGTTACATCGTACCTGCAGGAGCGACTGGTGCTTTTGCCGGGCATGAAAACCAGATCGCGGCCTTTAGCGCCGGGGCTTGGGAGTTCCTTGAACCGGGCACCGGGTGGGCTGCATGGGTTGAGAGTGAAAGCGCTATGCAGATCTTTTCTAGTGGGGCATGGGGCAGCTTTTCTTCTGTGGCTGGTCTGGGCACAGATCCGGGAACAGGCGGCCTTGCCTTCCAGCAAGAGAAAACCGTTTTAAGTGAAACGGATAACAAAGCACAAAGCCAGTTTGTAACCATTGATGAAGAGCTGATCCTTGCAGGTAGCAGCGTTGATAGTTCGGTTTTAATCCCAAATCGGGCAATCGTGTTCTGCGTATCCACCCGCACGGTGGAGGTTGTGACAGGGGCAGCCTCTTATGACTGCGGGCTTGTCGGTGAGCAATCCAAGTTCGGCGGATCGCTGGGGGCGGCCGTTGGCTCAAACAATGCCGGAGTGATTGGACCTCAGGCGTTTTATGGAGATACGGCCGTGAAGCTGACGGCCAATGGCGGCGACTTCACCGGGGGCAAGGTGCGCATTGCACTGCATTACTTCCTGCCGGTTACTCCGCAGAGTTAAGAAGGCGATAGGGGTCTCCACCGGGTTGGGATAAAACAAAACGCTTCTCGCTTGGATCGTAATTCCATTTGAAGTTTAAAGCTCCTGTGATGTCTTCAGGATGTACTTCTTGTGAGAGACGTTCCTTCAGTTGTTCTTTTGTGAGTTTATCAGCGAATCCCAAAGCAATTTGCTCATTCAATTGATCTGTCATTGAGAGCAGTTGTTCGTCAATTTGAGAGAGCGCATTCTCGACCCTTTCGTGAACGTTTGAAAGGTTTTCAGCACTGTAAACTTCCATCATGAGTGGTTGTAGGTCTTTTCTTGTCTGGGCTCTGTAGTGTTGCATGAAATTTAGTTTCTCGACGTATTGCTTGGCGAGATCGAGTTTCCCTGTTTCTGCGTACACTGATGAACACCAGAATACGCACAGGTTCAGCGTAATAAAAAGAAACTTCATGTACTCGGCGTCCTTACAAACTTCTCAAAAATTTGACTTGGAAAATAGGGCTAATCGTTGAGAGGCTCAAATGAATAAACTTCATTCGTTTTCTAAGTAACTCAACCGTTTCACCGGCCGCATTTGCGGCTTTTTTTGTACCTGCACGGGGGGCTCTGGCTCCCGTTTTTTATTAGGGGCAGAGCATGAAAGATACGTTCCGACTGATTATTGTAGACCTGCTTGGAACTGAGGGCGGGTTTGCAAACCGGTCTCGCAAAGCAGATCCGGGCGGACCAACTAATCTTGGCATCACTCAAAGAACTTTGTCGGCTTGGCGCGGACGTGCCGTGAGCGTGGAAGAGGTGACGCGCCTGAGCCATGAGGAGGCAATCGAAATCTACCGGGCGCAATACTGGGATGCTGTGAAAGGCGATAAGCTGCCGCGTGGGCTGGACTATACCGTTTTTGATTGTGCGGTAAACTCCGGCCCGGCGCGGGCCGTCAAGATCCTGCAGAAGATCCTCAAAGTCAAAGTAGATGGCGTGTTGGGCCTGATAACGTTGGGTGCAGTGAAGGCGCATTCTGCCACAACCTTAATCAACCTGTTCTCAGTAGCTCGCCTGAAATTCATGAAGCGGCTGAGAAACTGGCCCTATAACAAGACCGGCTGGACGCGGCGCGTGCGCCATGTGCAGGAGCGATCCCTAGAGCTGGTGGGCAATGCCATTATTAAACGTGCTCCGGCTCCAAATCTTGAGCCGCATAAAAATGAGGAAGGCTCAAAGGCCGTTGATGAGGAAACCAGCGCACTCAGCGCTTGGCTTAGCCCGGATGGTATCACCAAGGGCGCAATGGCCGCTTCTGGCTTCTCCGGCATTCTTGCAGGTTCCGGGCCGGTGCAGTGGGGCTTTGCAATCGCTCTGGTTCTTAGTGTGGGCGTTGCTGGCTATTTGCTGATCAATAAAGAGCGGGCCGCCTGACATGGGGGCGGTTCTCTCAATCCTGATTAAGACGAAGACAGGGCGGGCGCTAGTGGCCGCCCTTCTTCTTTGTGCACTTGCGGCCGTTGCCTATCACCAGATCCGGCAGGGGGCGTTTATCGAGGCAGAGCAGGACGCTTTGCAAGGGACTGTGAAAGCGGAACAGCAAAGGAAGCAAGATGATGCTTATTTGCAAGGTCTTGAAGATTACCGCTTGTGTCTTGAGTACTTTGGCGATTCCGGGCTGCGAAACATGGAAGAGTGCCAGCAGTTGCGACGGGTTCACAAAGAATAACCTAAGCCCTGCCGGGTTCGTGGCGCTTGTGCAAACGGATCGGGCAGGGGCGGATAGAGTTGCAGCAAATGACAGGAACGGACAAAGGCAGGACTGCTGGAAATGACGGATTTCATCTTAGAGGTTGTCTATCATTTGCCGTACTGGAAAACGGCCGTCATTGTCGCTTTTGCACTTATTGGAGCTTTGCTTCAAGAGGCTGGCTTCTGGCAGCGCGTGCTTACATTCTTCATTGGAATTGCTGCGGCAGTGACCTTCACTCAGCCACTCCTGGACTTCTTTGAGTTGAAGGCTGCCTTTAGCGATGCAACAGCCGGAGTGTTGGCGATGAGTGGGCGCAATATCACCGTGTTTGTGTTGCGACTTTCTCGAGATCCATTCAAATCGGCCGGGATGATTTTAAAAATTTGGAAAGGCTACAGATGAGTATCCAAGATAAAGAACTACAACTGTATCCTGCACAACCTGCCTCTTATTCTCACCAGTAACTCAGGGCATGAAATCGGTTCCTAATGCATATGTGTGAAATTAATTACACGTAATTATTAGGAGAATTTCATGTTTGTAGCTGTTTATAGAACATCAATTCTAAGCTTGGGTGTTGATGAAGAGGAAGCTATCAACCAGGCTCTACATATTTTGAAAGAGCTGCCGAATGAGGAGAGCACTCATATCGCCAACCACTTACAGATAACACCGATTTCAGAGCAGGCTTGCAATCAGATCATATATAAAGAAGGCATTTCTTTAAAAATGGAAAATGGAGTTATTATAACGCTGTAGTAAAAATGCCACCCTGCGGTGGGGGTGGCACTAATTGATGCGTTAAGTTAATTAATTTATTTTCACCAATAGTTTTAATGGTGAGATATGTTTGGATGTTACTTATATTATGCTGCGCTTGTACAATATTACCACATGTGAATCGTGTTAATAAACGATAAGAAGAGTTCAGCATCACTCATCATGCTTGTGTGCAACTTGAATATTCAAGGATTCCATTGTTCAGCGGTGCTCCCCAAGATTGGATTGTCAAATATCCGGAGGGTCGAGCATGAAATTGAAAACGAATGAGAACAACGGACTTGTTGTAATGCCGCGTTGGTATTGGTGTGTTCTCAGCATCCGCAGGTTCTTGTGGTTAATCCCAGCGTCGCTATGCGTCTATTCGGCGTATATTACAGGTTTGCGAATTGTGCCTGCGCTTAGCCGCTCTGATATTTCGCTTGCTGGATGGAGTTTTTTCTTGGCGTTTATAAGCTTGGTGTTTGCGCGCTACTATGTAGGGCGGTGTTTTCCAGCTTTGGAATGCCAATAGAAAAAGATTCGTGGCGCAGTTACAAAAGTGAGTTCTTCTTTCCGACCTTGGCGGCTATGAAAGCGGTGGGTATCGTGGCAATTGAAAGTGATAGAAATTAGGCAAATGGGCTCTGAAAAGGAAGCGCCATAAGAATTTAGAGGAGGAGGTTTTGGGCTCTAAAAAATTTATTTGTTACCCGTTTTGTTACCCGCTCAGGGAAACAAATAGGCAAAAAAAAGCCCGCTTTCGCGGGTTTTTCTTTAGCTATCAACTACTTAGTAAAAGTAGTGATGGCGGAGAGGGTGGGATTCGAACCCACGAGACGCTTCCACGCCCGCTGGTTTTCAAGACCAGTGCATTCAACCACTCTGCCACCTCTCCGGCTGTGTGGTGTGGGCTCTATTTGGTTCATGCGGCCTCCAAAGTCAAGCCGGCGAAAAACTTGTTCCACAGCCTGAATTTATTTTTTTCACAGCGGAATCAAACAGTCCCGCCAAAACCGCTATTTCCCCTAAGTAAGTTAGCCTTGACAAGAAACTCTCTTTCTTGTGGAGACATTTTGATCGGATTCAGTTAAGGTTTATCGGCTATCTTTTTAATATTGGTTCAGTTTGTAGTGAGCTCGGGTGTTTTTGCTCAACCAGACTGAAATCCGTCAGTGCCGAACATGTAGTGAGTAACAACGGTATGACTTCTTTACTGAATTGGGGCTATTCGGTGAAAGCACCAGCTCCCGAAACGATCAAACGTGTAGCGACCAGCATATCTGTAGTTGCCTTGTGCGCAGGTATTGCAGCCTGTGGTGGCGGCACAGACAAAGTGAAGTTCAGTGAAAAGAAGTACGGCGTGGCTGCAAGTCCTCGTGTGGTGAAAGGCACTAAGCCAGTTCCCAAAGGAGGCGGGCGCGCTGTTGTCGGCAAACCGTATAAAGTGGCTGGCAAGTGGTATTACCCCAAAAGAGACGATAACTACAAGAAAACCGGTAAGGCATCATGGTATGGTCCAACCTTCCATGGTCGCAAAACAGCAAACGGCGAAATCTTTGATCGCAATGCGCTGACAGCGGCACATCCAACAATGCCTCTACCAAGCTATGCTAAGGTGACAAACCTGCAAAATGGCCGCTCCATGATTGTGCGCGTGAATGACCGTGGACCATTCCACGATAATCGCGTGATTGATCTGTCTGAGCGCGTTGCTGGAATGTTGGGCACCAAATCCAGCGGTGTTGCAAAGGTTCGTGTTGAATACGTTAGCCGCGCACCTCTTCACGGACAGGACGAGAAGAAGCTACTGGCATCTTATTCTGGCAATGGCGGAAACTGGAACGGCGGGAACTCTGCACCTCGGACCATGTTTGCCTTTGCAAATCCTGTGAAACGCATTTACGGCCCGGTTCCAATGCCAAAAAGCAGGCCATACGACACTCCAATTTATGCGGCGCAAAATGTGTTGGCGTTCAATTCCAGCCAGCTCGATCCTGCAGTGGTTTACGAACGTAACTTGAGCACGACACAAGTCGCATCCATATCCAGCTTCAAGAACCGCATCAACAGCGCCCTTGCGATAAACGCAAACCCGAATGCACCCAAACCTGCGATTGCCGCACAACCAGTTTCAACATCCTTTGGCAGCTCACTCCTTCCACCACCAAGTTCAGGTGTCTACAAAACACCAACAAGTGGCAGCGCACCAACGTTCCAGAGCGGAAATGCAGTTTCCTCCTATACGTCACAGCAAAGGCTCAACAGTGCGCATGAGGCATTTAAATCATTTTCAGGTGGAACTGGTTTGAAGAACTTACTGCAATCTCGTACTGGCCAAAAACACTAA